CTCTAAAGAAGATTTTAATTTTTTATCAACAAGTAATTGTAATAACAATTCAGATTCTGAACTGCTTAAAGATTCTAATATTTGAATGAATATTGTTTCTCTTTTTAAATCGGATAAATGATCGTATCCAGTTCCTTTTATAAAAATTCTCAACTTTCTTGCTTGTTGAAATAAATTGGTTTCACCCAGACCTTCTGGAACTTCCTTTAATTTGAGTTCAGGTCTTTCGTTTGGTAAATTAATTTGAACATCCTTTGAAAACGCTAAATATAATATTTGCCTTAAAGCTCTTGTGTCGTTTTCAAGTAGAAGTTTTCTTTTCTCTTCCCCAGACTTACCTTCTAAGTTTTTTAACAATTCTGGTATACTAAGTCTTGACATTTCATTCTCCAGTATATTTTAACGGTTGAAAATCGTCAATCCGTTTTATCAATTCTTTGTAATGGTTTTTCATTAAATATGAAAAACACTTCTGCATATTACCTTTTCTATCTTTATTTATATGTTCCAATATTTCGCTAACCACATCTTGAGGTATTTTATCCAAATCTATCAGAACTGTATTTCTTGAGATTGCAGAACTATACTTATTTATATTATTGGATTTTATATCGTTTTTAACCTCTTCAACTCTCTTTTTAGTTGCTCTGTTTTGCTTCTTCTCTTCATTAACTAAAGAATCATCATCAGAGAAAATATTTGGAATCCCATCGGAAGTGTCACCTGTTATAATATGAACTAATAAGTTGTCATGAATAGTTTCTAAATCAGTAACCTCATTGATAAAGTTTTTATTCCTTGGACAATACTGTTTCACATTACCATGCTTTTTTAATTGCATGAAATCTTTATCAGAAGAAATGATCAATACAGGTTCTTTTGAAGTTTCTCTGAAATTCTTTACAGATACTGCAATAATATCGTCTGCTTCAGATTTATCAACCCTCAAAACTTTGTATGGGAAATTATCTTCAATCATTTCTATAGTCTCATTGAAGTTCTTAAATACTGAATCCCAATCTATATCGTCTGCTGCTCTTTTCTTTTTTCGGTTCATTTTGTA